AAATTTGGTTATTCCGTATGTCGAATAATCGAATCTTTCCATCCCAAAGTCTGTTCTTGAAACTGGGCATAAACTTTGCACCAGGCACATCGAAACTGAAATATTCGTTTAATTCTTTTGTTATACTTCTTTCACATTCAATCTGAAGGTATACATCATCTTTCTTGTGAATAATAATATCAAATTCCAGCCTCGAATTTTCGCCACTCAATCGCATTTTTTATTTGAAAAGAACGATTACTAACTGACCTTACTATCTCCTGTAGATACTCCACTACCGATTCATAGTATTCAACCTTTCCTTTAAGTTCCCGATACTCCTTATCGGCCTCAATAAAGGTTTTCTGGTCATCCTTAGTATTTAATTTAACATCAAAAGAACCCTTTTCTTTGTAAATATCCTCAGTTGCTTTTCCTGTGTAAAATATCCACTTATCCCTTTTAAGAACATTAAGCTCTCCCTGTGTCTTTTTTAATAGAAGGCTATGTTCTGTTAAGAGTTGAAGATATTTGGAATGTAAAGAGGGGATTCGTAAGGATTCTATATCTAATTCAAGATCATTGATTTTAAGGTCTTTCCTGACCATTTCTTGTATATCTGATAAAGTCATTATTATGTTATTCTATAGATTCAGTTATTAGAAACTCGACATACTCATAGTACCATATAAAAATGGAAAAGTCAAGTCTAAAATAGTAGCCCAAACATTATAAGCTATATTGTCACACAGCTTAATCAAGTGGACTCAGTTAAGAGGTTTATGTTTAGGCTACTTATTTGTATTTATCAAGTTGAGGTTTCAAACTCATAATAAAGATACCTAAATGTTGCAGTTGCTTTAAAATATTCAACATCTGTTGCTTCCTGTGAATAATCCAATCCAGATAATGAAGTAGGAAACATATCCTTAAATTTAACTTCTACTTTTGGAGTATTCTTAGAACTATAAATGATTAAATTTGCATCTGAATATAAATTCTTTTCACTAGATGTTGCTTTTGTCACGGCAGCTGTTCTAGGATCAAGTTCATCACCTGAACCTATTGAACTAAAAGATGTTGTAAGACCATCTCCTTTACTTAATGTTTCAGTCCATTGTGGATGTTGTGTTGGTGCTCCAATTCCCACAATCCATTCCCATAACTCTCTATAGTTCTGAAGTTCTTCATCAACTAAAAAGGTTATGTTTAGTGTATCAAATGTAAGTTTATCCCCAGCAATAAACATATCTGCCATAGGTGTAGGAAATGTTGATTCTCCTAAAGTTATGCCTGGAATGTTTGCAGCTGTGCAAAACCAAGTTGTTTTTGGAATACGATTAAACGCAAGTCTCCATTGAGTTTGTGTTGCGTAATCTAATACTGTGGGTTGACTAGTGTCGGCCATGTTTATCTGTTGTTATTATTACACTAGTATTTATAAGGAAGGAAATAGGGGAGAATCCATCCCCCCCTATATTAATAAATCGGGTTATTACTTAGAGTATATACCCCAAAGTACCCATATGGCGACTAAACCAACGAGTCCTTCAGATCCTAACGCTTTTACAAGTGATACGACTGAACCGACTACATCCAAACCTAAGAATGGAACCGCTGCACCAAATAAAATTTGGAGAACAACACCTAGAGCAATAAGCCCTAATCCTATGTTTGTTACTTGTTTAATCCACCCTGAGATTTGATCTAACATATAATTTTCTCTATGTAGGTTGAATTTATTATAAAGGGGTTAGAGGGAGAATAAATCCCCCTCTAAGTTTGATGATTACATCAAGTTACTTACACGTGCTCGGCGATAGTAACAGTTACTATCAGCTGTGAAAGGTTGTGAATCAGAAGCAATAGCTCCTGTTGAACCTACTTTAGCCATTGGGTTAATAGCCATTCCGTAACGTGTCTTGAATGCAATGCGAGGTTGGAAAGAAGCTTCCGAAACCGCACGAACCATTTGCAATGGAACGTATGGGCAGTAGAATAATCCTGCATCGTAAGCATTTGATCCACGATAACCAGCAACATACCAGTTATTAGCTGCACTTGCACTTACAACGGAGTTATAAGGATCGACATAAACTTTGATGCGACCATTAATTGTTCCTGCGAAAGTACTTCCAGCTGGACTAGGATCAACATTTAAGTTCCCTGCTCCACCGGCACTTCCACCAACATCAAGGACACCTGCCATTGACAATGCGGAAGCAACATCAGCTGAACAAACAACAATGTTACCTTTTCCTCTGCGAGTTCTGATTCCAATGTCGTTACAATCACGCTCGATTTGGAACATCAGACCTTTGAACTTCTCAACTGACCAACGACCATTAGAGTCTGTGTCCAAGTTGAAGATACCAGCTGAAGATGTGGTTTGAGCACCAACTTCTGCTGTAATGTAGATAGTACGAACTACCTCACGATTGATCTCAGCAAGAATCTCTGTGCTAAGAATGTTTGACAATTCGGATTCTGCATCAAGACCATGAATTGCTTTTAAGTCTTGTGCAAGTTCCATTGTATACGCAGCACGTAAGGCACGAGTCCTTGCGGTTACTGTTGCTTTCTCAATGGTAAATCCCATGTCTTGGAATACTGGAGCTCCTGAATCGTCATAAGTCTCACCAGTAGCAGTAGCGTCACCACCCTGTACGTTATATGTACCGGCAGTATTAACACCCCAAATGTCTGGAAGAGCTGCATCAGTTGTAACTGAAGCGGTTCCACCATTAAGAGCACCAGGCTCTGTTCCTGCTTGTGATCCAAGAGTTGAATTTGACGCTCCTGTATCAGCTTCGTCATGAAGTGCTTCAGCTGTACCAACGGCACCATCACCCATTCTTGCTTTCATAGCAAAAATAAGTCCTGTTGGGCCACTCATAGGCTGAACACCACAAATGTCGTATGCCATCAAATTAGGCATTGCGCGACGTACTAAAGAAATCAAAACTGGATCCCAGTTTGAGACTGATGCTACAGAGGTATCTGCCTCAGCAAGCATCGACTTCTGCTCTTGCATTTCTTTTTCTTGGTTTTCCAAGATAACTGCGGTAACCGCACGTTTGTAAGAATCTGTGATCTGTGGGAGATCTGGATGATTCAATACTGGTTGCCACTTCTCTTGGAGTTGTTCTGAATTATACATAAATTACTCCTTTAAAGTTTTCAGATATTATTTTTGAGCTCTAGAGTTATCTTTCTTAATGGCAGACATATACTGTGCCATAGATCCAGATACTTCTTGAACTTCTTCTTGTGAACCTTCTTCAGTAAGAGTCTCAGTTTCCTTCGCCTCTACTTTTCCAGTTCCAAAATAGCTTTCCTTAATTGTTTGAAGTTTCTCTGTGTAAGAATCCTCATCGGAAAACTCAACATCATCAACCAGACTTTGGAACTTCTCAGTTTCAGTATCAGTCATCCCATCAGCAATATTTGCAATCAATGACTCTTTTACGAGTTCACCTTTTGCTTTTTTCAACTGGACATTTTCTTCCATCTGCTTGTTTAGTTTATCTTCCAATTCTTCGATTTTCGATAAATTGGCTTCCAGAATGTCATACTTCTCATCTGGAACATCAATATAGTGATCTTCAAATAATCCTTTTAGACCACTAATGAAATCTTCTGCGATCTCACCTTTGAGTCCACGCTCAATAGCAAGTTCGTTTTCAGACATCCATTGCTCAACAACATAGTTAAGATACTCATCAACCTTCTCAACCATAGAAGTCATTGAGGTTTCTGCGAGTTCTTTCATCTGCTTGTCGTTTTCTTCCTGAATCTTTTCCAACTCAGAACGAACCTTTGACTTAATAGCAGTTTCAAAAATTGTTGCGGCTTTTGTCTTGAATTCTTCTGAAAGTTCTTCTCCTTGAACTAATGCTTCAACATCTCCCGAAACATCTAATTCATCAATCGTTTGATCGATGGAAATCTTAACACTTTCAGCTTGTTCTTCTTCTTCCTCATCATCATCATCACCTTCTGACTCACCTATGACTTGTGTGCCATAGATTTTAGAAAGATCTTCTTTTTTAAGACCTTTTAAGTGATCGACTAGACCAGCAAGAATTTCTGATTTTAGTTTAGGAACTTCAAGAGCTTCCTTTTTGGTTTGCTCTTCTTCTTCCTCACCTTCTTCTTCTTCAGAATCTTCTTCGTCATCATCTTCTTTGACTTTTTTCGATTCTGCCTTTGCCTTTTTTACCTTTTTGGCAGCATTTGGTTTCGATGGAGATTCAGCATCAATAGCATCATCTTCTTTGACAGCTTTTGATTCTTCAACTTCTTCCACTTCTTCCATTTCTTTAGTTTCTTCAGACATTTTAAGTCTCCTTGTAAAGTTTTGATTAATTATATTTATAAAATTAGAGTTTTGAAAGGAACATCTCGAACGCTTCGAGCTGTTTATTTTCGGAAGCAAGTCTTTCGATTTTAGCAACTTCGGATTCCCTAAGAATTCCGTTATCCCAAATCCATTCTTTTCCTTCCATAATACCTTCCACAAACGCCTCTGGTGCAGACGGATCAGCAACGATGTCTCCTGCGGTTGCAAGATAAAAATCGTCTTTAACTACATTAGTTTGACCCCTCTTTTCAAGTGTACCCATTCCTCTACTAGAGACTCCAAGTTTTGCACCTGCATTTAAAAGTTCCTTGACAATTTTACCATTA